TTGGTGTTAATAGTGAAGGTAGAATTAGACTACCTCCTGGCCAAACGATTAATCAACATTTAAACGAGCGTTCACCAGCTTGTTATGAAGACGTTAAAGGAATTGATGTCTTTGGAACATTAGATAATTATCGACCCACTAGATTGGGCAAATCTAAATTGCAGGAAAGTCCTTTCCTGCCTTATGCTAAGGAATTAACTGATGTTTCCCCAATTGGTGAGAATGGACACCCCCTATATGGGGCTCCTCCTTTTTCTGCTGGTTTTAACAAAGAAACCGGCGAATATCAAGCACCATATAATCATTTTATTATGAAATGTGGTGTTGTAAAAAATAGTCTATGTCCGAAGATTCTTAGGAAAGCCATAACTGTTGTTACAGATCATTTATGTGGTGGACTTGAGAATGCGGGACTGACTGAACTACGACCTGTTCCACTTTCGGTCGCGATTAACGGAGATCCGGAAGATTTTTACATGAGGCCGGTCAGACCATCTACGTCTGGTGGATGGGCCTGGCCTGGAAAGAAGAGCAAGTACATGAGAGAATGTTGCTTGCCTTTCAAGGAGGATGCGAGAGAATTTACTCTCGACGTTAACGAACAGGTTCTTGAGCAATTACTTGCTTATGAACGTGGAGAGGATGCTCTTCCCCTCTTAGGAGCTCAACTTAAAGATGAGCCCCGAGCATACAGTAAAATTAAAGATCGTAAGACTAGAGTTTTTTGTATGTCGCCAGTGGAATCAACACTGGTTAATAGAATGTTTTTGAGCCCATTTTATACAAAAATGGTAGAGCATGATGACTTATTTTGTGCGGCCATTGGTATCAATATGCATTCAACAGATGTCACCGACCTTGTAAATAAAATGACATCATTCTCCGACAAATTTATGGAGGGTGATTACGGTGGCTATGATACTAGTATGCCATATGATATTGGTCTTGCTGCTAATACTGTTGTGTATAATGTTCTCAAATACTTTGGATACTCCGATAGAGAATTGGGGTATGTTAAGGGTATTCTTAGTGATAACCTTTATCCAACTATTGTTATGCGTGGTGATGTTTTTGCAGCACCAGCATTGCAACCAAGTGGCAAATATGCTACAGCAGAGGATAATTCTCTGCGTGGACTGCTTTTACTCGTGTATGCTTTTATTGAAGAGTGTACTGAGTATGGCAGTTTGTATTCTAAACGTACTAGAA